TTAGAAGCCGAAAATTTTACCTAAAACACTGATTCCGTTTTCTACGATACCTACGATGCTTGTACCCATTTTACCCCAGTCTTTATCTTGTCCTGCTTGTACTGCTGCTGCAATTGCTTCTGCTAATTTTTGCATATTTATCTCTCCATTTCTCTATAATTTTTATGATTTAAACTAAGTTTTAAAATAAACGTTAAATTAGAAACCAAAGATTTTACTTAATTCAGTTACACCGTTTGAAACGATATCTAAGATACTTGTACCTAATTTAGTCCAGTCTTGGTTTTGACCTGCTTCAATTGCACTTTTAACTGCGTTTGCGATTTTTTCCATGATATTTATCTCCTTTGTATTGTTTATTTATATTAATAAAATGTTGTTAGTCGAACTTAGAATCCGAATAATTTACCTAGAATGCCAACACCGTTTTCTACGATACCTACAATGCTTGTACCTAATTTAGCCCAATCTTGGTTTTGGCCTGCTTGAACTGCATCTGAAATTGCTTGTACTAATTTTGACATTTAAATCGCTCCATTCTTTTAATTTTATATATTTAAATTGTTTGATTTTTAAATTTAGAAACCAAAGATTTTACTTAATTCTGTAACACCGTTTGAAACGATATCTAAGATACTTGTACCTAATTTAGTCCAGTCTTGGTTTTGACCTGCTTCAATTGCACTTTTTACTGCGTTTGCGATTTTTTCCATGATTACTATCTCCTTTATAATGTTTATTTATATTTTCAATAAATGTTATATGTGGAAACTTAGAATCCGAATAATTTACCTAAAATGCCAACACCGTTTTCTACGATACCTACAATGCTTGTACCTAATTTAGCCCAATCTTGGTTTTGGCCTGCTTGAACTGCATCTGAAATTGCTTGTACTAATTTTGACATTTAAATCGCTCCATTTCTTTTTATTTAAAGTATTTAAATCTTAATGTATGAAATTCAATAGATACATTAAGCTATTTCTTAAAACCAAAAACGATTAATTGGTAAGTTTTTGTTTACCTATCGTTTTGTTACTTATACTATATAGTGATTTATGCTATTTGCGTTCTATCTTTCTTAACTTATAAATTAGACATCAAAACTGTAGACCTTTGATTATATAAAACACACTTAGGCATTCAAATATGTTGTGCAAAATCTGACAATTCTGCAAACGTTTACAATACCTTTACATTAGCTTTATATTTCTTTAAAATTCACCTTGTTTTATAAACGCTTTAACCTACTAAGAGACCATTGCAAGTCTAGGATTCTCAATACAACCATTTATTTAAACAGACAAGTGAATATACTCTAGTCCTTTTCAACTATTTAATTAATCGTAATGTTGGTCATTGCAACTTTATTAATTTCTGTATTTCACTATTTATCATGGTACTTTTATTTAGTAATTGGATTGAGTATATGAATAATAGATGAGAATAATTTCAACACTTGTGATCTATTTATTACTTTATTCATAAATGTTTATAGTTTGTTCATAGTTGCTTATAATGCATCCTATTGGTTCTATACATTTGATTACTTCTGCGTCCATATGGCTTGAAGATATTAATTCAATTGCTCGACTTTATGTGTTATTGCACTTGCACATCGTCGATATGAGTTACAAATACACATAATTAGTGAAAAATATAAACTTTTTTTATATTAAAGCTATTGCTAAATAAGGTTTCTTTAGCTATAATAATTCTTGTGTTAAAAATTCATGTCCTGGTAGCTCAGCTGGATAGAGCAATGGCCTTCTAAGCCATCGGTCGGGGGTTCGAATCCCTCCCAGGACGCTATTAATCGAAAATTAAACACTTTTCGAAATTAAGAACCCCATAACGACGGGGTTCTTTTTATTTTGTCTATTAATAACACACCATATAATACAAATTTTTAGGGACTTTTTAGGGACCCGAGTCCCTCGCATAAAAAACCACGCTCATAAGAACGTGGTTTGTATTTTTTTCGAACATTACGCATAAAAAAATAACCGTACCTATTAAGATACGGTTACTAGTCCTCTTTTCTTCTTATATTATTTACTGTAGCGTTAATCATACTTACCACTATGTTTCCCAAAGATAAAGTCCCAATAATGCCTGCTGCCCATTCTTTTCCAAATATACCTAATACTACTGATCCTATAATCCCCGCGATGGAAATAATCGTACTTGAATTAATTCCTTTTGTCGTAATTGAATCATTACTTTTGTAGTACTTTTCTTGCTCCACAATTTCTAAGTTCATTCTATGCTGCTGGTTCTTTTCAGCCATTTCCATAATCCTGTTAGCTGAACCTGGTAAAACTTCTTCATATTTTTTAAAATCCTCAGGGTCTGGAAGAGGTCCACTTTTAGTTAAAGAAATTTCACGTGCTATAATTTCGCGTCTTTCATCACTATTATTAGCATTCTCTAGTTTTCTTTCTAACACTTCTGCATCGTTAGACTGTTTTGTATCAGTATCCATGATTTAGTTCCTTTACTTTTGGATATGCGTTTAAAGCTTTTTGCATATCTGCACCTGTAGCGTACCAATCACTTTCTAATTGATTTATATCACTTCTCGATTGTAAGCTATTTTTACGTAATTCATTTCTTTTTTTACCATAATATCCATTCATATCTCCAGAAATCATGTATGCTGTGGCTATTGTTTTGAAAATTTTTTGCATAAAGATCTCCTCCTAATATATTTACATATTAATATGTAAACGTAAAAATAACAACAAATTTATGATTATAAAATTAAAAATGGGCACAACTACTTAAAAAGGTACGATATTTTATAACATAAAAAAACAGGGACAAGCACTGTTATGCTTATCCCTACGAACTAATAGTGAAATGTCATCTGAGTGTATTATACTAGCATGTATAAACTTTGACAAGGTTATTGCAAATTAATTAAACATATTAATATACTTCTATGATTCTCAATCGCTCGTACCATATCCAACCGTTATTATTTCTAGAATAAACACGACACCAACCGTCTTTAACTTCAAATACATAGAATTGGTTATAACCTGCTCTATATACGTCGTTTGTCGTATACCATTCCTTACCTTTAAATTTAACTAAAGTGGCTCCGTAATGGTCAACTCTTGCTCTAAATTTAGCTTTAGAAGATTTCTTCATCGTTTTAGGTGGAATGCTACCAACTTTTAATCCAGTAGTGCTATCTAGTTTATTTTTCTGATTAACTATTTGTTTATTCGGTTTATTCGCTAATTTACTTCCACCTGCTGTTTTATAAATGTCTTTAACGATAAGACGTTCATACCATACAAAACCGTTATTGCTAGCACTGTATACTCTAGCCCAACCGTCACGAATTTCATAAATATAGAATACGTCGCCCGGTTTATATTGTTCATTTGTTGTAACCATCACATTATTGTGGTTAGGTCTACAAATAGTGACACCTGCGTTATCAGCAATTGCTTTGAAATATGGTTGATTACTCCAAGTTAATTTTTTAGGTGGACGTTTGTTAACTGTAATTGAACTGTTAGATTGACGTTTTGTCGCTTTAACTTCTTTAATATCTGTTAAATCTACGCTATCATCAGCAAAGTCTGGAACAATGAAGTGGGTTAAGCCTGTATAATCATCTTCACGCAATTTAGCTGGTGTATTGGCATTTCCATCATAGTTTTGCTCTAAGATTGTGAATGTATTTGTACCACCTGAATTATCCCAAACTAAGCCTGTATGCCCCCATTCTCTATAAATATCTTCAGTATACACTGCAATAGCACAAATAGGAGGAACATAATTCCTTGTATTTTTAACTACTTTCCAACCTTTAGGCATAGCATTTAAAGTATGCAATTCTTTGGCATTACCATAAAATCTTACGCCACCTGTCACATGATATATGAAGTCTACAACGACATCAGCACATTGAAAAGCATACATATTATCAAAATCTACAAACTGACCTTTCAGACTGTGCATGTATTCAATCGCTTGTTTATACTTAACCACACTTTTGGGCGAAGGTGTCGGCTTTTTGCTTGTTTTCGTTGATAATTTCTTACTTGGTGCAGGTTTAACGCCATTAATGTATTTAGCAATCTGTTTATCTAAATGCTTAACGTTTCGTGAATATCCACACGCTTCTAATAAGTTACCAGGATCAATTTTATCTGCTTGAATATCTTGGTGACCTGGCACTTCGGTTTTGTAATCAATATCCCAATAATTACATAAATAAGCTAAAATACGTGCCATATTATCTAACGACTTACGTGAACGTTCTTGACTACTAGGGAAGTAACTACCTTCCACGCCAAACGCTACATCATTTGCATCAGCGTTATACCATTGATTGTCTGTCGGTGTATTGTATAATACATGCCACGCTTTTTCTGTTACTGGAATACATACGATACACTCTTTGTCGTCAACGAATATGTGAGCGCTGGCAACAATCGACCAATCAATCATATAAGTATTTTTATAATAATTTACATTCGTTTGTGCCGTTGTATGAGGATTTCCAGTATCATGCGCTACTGCAAATAAGGGTTTTTTACTTGTTAAGGGTTGCCCACTTCTACGTGTTCCAATAGGCAAAAAATCATATTTAACTGGGACGCCATTCCATTTTTCTACCATTATGCACGACCTCCACCAATTTTATTATTTTTATCTTTAGTTGATCCTGTACGTGTTCTAACTGTTTCCCAAATACCAGTAGCCATTAGCCCACTTATCAAACCAGCAAGCAATCGACCACCAATTGATAATTCAGTAACAATTTCAGGAATAAAAGCTGTAATACCACCTAAAATGATACCAATACCAATAGCAATTAAAGGCACAATATTTTTAGGCACGCCAGCTTGCTTAACTAATTGTGTTAATGCGATTGTGATAACTGAAATCACTGTTGCAAATGCAATAATACTTTCCATTTCTTCCACTCCTTATTCAAAATAAAAAGCCGACCTAAAAAGGTCAGCTTTAACTTATTTATATGTGATTTTCATTTCTATATTTTTATATACTTTTTTGCCGTCAGACTCAGTGGTATCGAGTGTTAAACTTCCAACAAAATCTTTTACTTCACTCGTCCTGTTAAAAGAGGACAAACTGTCATATGTTGGCACTGTGTACCAAAAGAAGTAACCATCTTGTGTACTACTTGCGTTTTTCAATGTTTTTCCGTTCGCTTCTAGTTTTACAACTTGCTTACCACTTAAACTAATAGCGCTAGGGTTAAAGTTAATTAAAAATGATTGATCTTCCTTCCAAGATATTTTGGTCGGAGTTAAAGTCACTGAATACGTACCGTCTTTATTATCTGTCGGAGTAATTGGTTGGGTTGAACCAGTTGGTGCTGTCGAGCCACTAGTGTTTAAAGGTGTTTTGCTATAAGTCACTTTTAATTCTACTTGCTCGTAATCAATTCTACTCTCACTAGAAGATGCGATTGGCAGATTTTTAGTGAACTTTGTTATCTCTGACAACCTATTATAAGTGGTTCCATCGTCAAAATCTTTAACTTGATAATAAGCTGGTGTATTGACTGAAACACTATTAGGTATACCAATTTTTGCATCTTTATATTCAATGCTTGATATATACACTTCTTCAAAATCTTTGTCAAACGGGTCAAAATTAATTGCAAAACTTTGCCCTTTTATCCAAAAGATACGTTTTGGATAAAGATAAGTAGCAATTTTACCGTCCTTTAACACTTCATCTGGTTTGTCCGACTTAGGCGTTCTATAAGTCGGACTATCGACGTCTTCACTTGGTTTATAAGAAGGTTGTACTATATCTATACCGTCGTCTTTTGAATAAGAACCTGTTAGATTACTCTTTGCATCTACATATGTTATTTTAAACAACTGTGGTAAGTATTCATATCCACGTCCACTTGAATAGTCAACTTCTTTTAATGTCTTCATAAATTTTTCGACTTCCGAAGTTCTGTTGTATTGGGTGCCGTCGTTAAATTGGGTGTTTGTAACGTAATATGGTGAATTTACAGAAACACCATTAGAGTTTATTAGTGCACCACCGTTACTTTCTATTTTTAATACTTTCTTATTAGTTAAATCAATTTCTGATGTTTTGAAATTCATTATCATACTTTGATTTTTCTTCCAATAAATCTGATAAGGTATCGCATAAGTCACTTTAGCACCATTAGATAGTGTTTCTGTTTCTGGTCTATTTAAATTGTATAAAATTTTAGGTTTAACAATCGCATATTCTTCGTAAAATGATTGAATGCTATAACTTATAAACTCGTGACCCTTAGCGTTAGGGTGTAGTCCGTCTTCTTTTCCGGGTTCATAAGCAAACATTTCTTTGTTAACGTTATAGTCCCATACTTTTAAATTAGAATTATGGTAAAGATCTAACACTGGGAGCGAAAAACTCGACGCTATTTTTTTAATAACTTCGACTAATTCACCTAAAGTATACCCCGCTTTATTTGCCACTTCATTGTTAGGGTTACATTCAATTCTAGGCAAAGGTGTTAGTACAACTATTGGTGTGTATGGATAACGTTCAGTTAATTGTTTATACAGATAATAAATATTACTTGCAACTGTTCCATTTTGTATATTATCCGCATCCCCTAATTCTCTCAACTTATTACCTACAAGTCCCCAGTCATTAGTGCCTAAAAAAACAGATATAAAATCCGGTTGCTTAGCTATTTCATATGCAACATTACGTCTATCTTGATATCCGGTTCCACTTATCCCCATATTAACAACGTTTAATCCTGTACGTTCTGCGATAAATTTATGATAGTTTTTTGTTGTTCTAAAGTTAACCTCTGTAATACTGTCACCTATAAAAACGCCTGTTAGCCCTTTGAGAGAAGAACCTGTTTCACCAACCACATTTCCTTTTTTAAGTATGTCGTTAATCATAGTTTGCAATTTGTTCGTTTCTACTTCTTTTGCTACTGCGTTTTCGATACCACTATCAAAAATTTCAAAATAAAAATTTGCAACGTGTATAGATTTAGTATTACTTTCCAAAAATAATTTGCAATTCACTTTACCAACATGTTTTGTAACATTTTCTGGTACATTATATTGAAGTAGGCCCTTTTCTGGCATCAAAACGTCAATAGGCTGATTTAATAGAATAGAACCGTCTTGCATTAATAAATCTAGCCTAGGTGTCATGTCAATTGCATTTAGATCAATACGTTCGCCATATTGATTAATACCTATTCTAATAAAAGCAGTGTTTTCATCTTTTGTATATAAATGGTAACCAATATCTCCAATGTTTATATTTTTAGGAGAGATACTCGTTTCAATATCTGTCATTTTAAATAACATGCATACACCTCTTTTAAAATTAAAAGGTTACCCACTGTCAGTGAATAACCTTACTTATATTTATCTTGGATAAAATAAAGCCCTTTTAACCCTATTTTTTTGTAATAACTGTATATCGTGCTTGCTTGATGACTGCACCAACGAATGTCTGTCGCATATTGATGTGTACCTGGATTTTTAGGGTTCCAACGCATACGATACAACGTATTTTGACCTTTGTTGATGTAATCTTGTCTAACAAATTTAGCCCCGCCTATTATCGCTTTAGCAGGCGTAGTCCAACCACGATTTTTAGCAAATGCTATCGCATTATTAGGGTTGTTATCATATGCACCTATGCCGAAGTAGTTGTACATACCATAACGCCCACTAGCAAAGTTACTTGTACCATTCCCACTTTCTAATAAAGCATGAGCGATCAAGTATATCTCATTGATATTATGTTTTTTACATCCTTCCGCAAAGGCCTTACCCTGTCCTGCAAGTGTACCTTTACCTTTTAGAATAACATTCAATTTATCTACGCTAATACCTTGATACTTGCCTAAATTAAGCATTTGGTATCTTTGTGATGAGCTATTCCATATAGATGTAGGGTTCATCGCTGCACTAACATCAGAACGGCTAGGGAAGTACCAACTATAACCATTACTTTTTTGTGGGTACCCTCTACTCATTTGTAAGTTAAGTGCTTGAGTAAATGTAAAGCCACTCTTTTCTACTGTAACCTTAGCCTTAGTTTGTTTTGGTGACGTAGTTTTTTTAGATTTAGAAGTGGACGGCGTTGTAACTGTCGGTTTAGTTGTTTTAGCCTCTTTGTCAGATTTAATTTTGATTATTTTTGTGCTTGTAGTTGTTACTATTTTTTCTTTTAGTAAGTTGTCTTTTTTGAGGTACATCTCAATAATCTTACTTTCAACTTCTTTGTACTTACTTTCATCAGGAATGCCGTTTTTTATCATGTCGTAATTGATTAAATCTTTCATCGAACGCCAAATATTAGGGTCTGCTTTGATTGTACTTTCTGATAATTTGATTTTTGACCAACTCATCAACCATACACCGTATATCAACGCTTGTAGTTGGTTTAGCATGAATTGGCGTTTGCTTTCTGTTTGTGCGCCACAAACTTCTATCACTAACCAACCTGGATGTGAGGGTGCCTCTGTGTCAGGTGGTCTAGGCGTCCATATTTGTTCACGGTCAATATAAACGTGTGGATATTCATCTTTGCTGACAAATCTATTACGTTGCAGATACAACTCTTCAACATCGCGCAAATGAGGACATTCTTTGATGTATATACCTTTAGGCTTAGTCATCAAATGACCGTCATCTACGATTAAGTGGTCGTTGTATTCTAACTCTTTATCTAGAGAGTATAGAAAGTCAGTATATTGGACTTTTTTAACCTTTTTGGTAGTTGGCTTTGTTTGTTCGGTGGTATTCTTATCCGGTGTAGGCGATGTACTAGGTACAGGTTTAGTAGGCTTAGTAGGTTTAGTTGTTGGTTTAGGTTTCTTTTTAACTTCTTTTTGATAAGGTGGTCTAACAAAACCACTAATACCGTAATAACTATGTTTTTCTAACGATCCAGGAGAACCTGTATAACCGTTGGCATTTCGCCAATTTTGGTCAACGCTAGTAAAATAATTGCGGTTACTTGGTCCTACAACCACAGCTGTATGCCCTGTACCGTTATTAAATGAAGCAGTACCCCATACAGCCATATCGCCTGGTTTGGGTACAAAACTAGCTGTATTTCTGTAAAATTTAAACCCTCTAGGATAGCGATACCACGCCATAGCAATAGCGTTACCTGTTGTAAAAAAATTCCAATATCTTTTGAAAATGAAGTTAGGCAAGTCCCAACATTGCGCGCCATAATATCCATCGACATCTAATCTTTTACCTATCCTACTTCTCGCCCATGATGCAACTTCTGATGCGGTAGGTTTCCGTTTTCTAGGGTCTGGTAATCCCATTTATCCACCTCCAAAATAAAAAGCCGACTAGTTAAAGTCGACTTAAAAAAAGACTTGTGCAAACGCAAAGGCAGCACCCACTAAAGTACCGGCCAAACCTATGAGCGCTACAATGATTTGAACACTACCCTTTTGTTTTGTTTCTATTGTTCCTTGAATGGTTTCTATTTTTTCGTCATGAGACATGACTTTGTACTTAATATCAGTCATTTCATTACCTACGTTGGTCATAACTTTTGTTAAATCTTTGATATTGTAATTAGTCTCTTTTTGAGCTTCGTAGGTTTGCCGTTGTAAAGTGGTTTGCGTCTCAATTTTCGTTTTTAACTCGCCTATTTCTTTGATGTTCTTTTTATCATTTTCGTTAATCTTTTCATAAATATCGCCATTTGATTTGACCCACTCATGACGTAGTACATAATTATTTTCGTCTGGCATATAAGTCAGCACCTCCAACAAAGGACGCAACAAAACCTGTTGCTGACATTAGCCCCATATGTGCAGTAGTTAACCAGTTGATTGAGTGATAAATACTTGCACTGGTCATCAAAAAATAAAGAATAGCCGACAAAAAACCACCAAATGTAATAAGTTTGCTAAATTTAGTGTTTTGATCACTTGATGCGAGGAATATAGATGAAATCATTACGATTAAACCTGCAAACATCACAACAATTCCCCAACCCCAAATAGGCATAATATGATGTAACGCTAGATAAAAAGAACTATCATCTAAAACGTCATCTTGTTCTTTGAACCAAAAGAAACCTCTTAAAAACTCTCTAAAACCATAACTAAAAACCATTATTGCTGCTATGGTTTCGGCCAGTGTCAAATCTTTCATATTGTTTTTCATATAACACCTACTTTTATCCAAAATAAAACCACCAGCTATTCAGCTAGTGGCTCGTAATCTTGACCGGTAATTTTTTTATATTCATCTACTGTTATCCATTTAACTGTAACAGATTGCTTAACCTTTTCTAACGGGAATAACCCCATTTTATAGTATCGTTCAACTATTCTGTACATCATCAACACTTCCTTTTCCAACCAATAATTTTAATACGGTAGCCATATCTTTTTTGACGTTTTCGATTTCTAATTGCGTGCTTAGTAATTGCTCCGATAAATTAGAGATAAGAACATCTTTATCGTCAATTGGTTCAGGTGGCAATTCTTTTTCAAAAACCTCTTTTGACTGACCTATCCATTTTTGACCGTCAAAGTAAATCGGCGTGTACATACCGTCATCTGGTTTGTTTTCCGTCCATTTCTCAGAAGGGTACTCATATTCACCCTCTTCATTCAATGTTACAATGACTGGTTGTCCGTTTTTCCATAAATAAACTATTTTCAAAATATCACTCCTAATTTATCCAACTTACTTGAGCGTAGATATAATCTTTTTCTGTCCAATCTCCAGTAACTGATGATTTATAAAACAAGACGTCGCCAGTAGGGTTAACAACTAAAAAACAACCCGGTTTACCTGTCGGCGTTCTGACAGAAAATGATTGCGCGTTTTTAACCATATCTTGTGGCAATCTTGCAAATATTTGACCACTAAAAAGGTTACTAGCGTTGATACGTAAATGGTTCGTTGTTACACCATTCTGAGTTACTATTCTGTATGAGCAAGGATAACCATTTCTATCTGTATATTCAGTGTTAGCATACGCTCCGTTGACTAAAGGTAAATTTATCCAACCCGTATCTTTAAAATCGTTTATCGATTGCCACGGTAACCAGTCCCCTGCTTTCGTGCGCACGTGTACCTCATTTGAAAAATATGGAGTGTATATAAATTTCATATAATTTGCATTAGTATAAATTACGATAAGCATGCCATTTCGTATAGTTGTCGGTCCGTTTGTAGCGTTATATAAGTAATAAAAGCCGGATTTAGTAATCTGAGTAGGGTTGTCAAAATCTAAATCAGAAACTGAGATAGTTGTGCCGTCACTATTTGTCAACGCAGCCTTTTGCCAATCATAATTACCCATAAGGTTATCTACATCGCTTTTAGTTAAAGCACCATTCGTTTGAAAGTCATTCACTTTTTTATCAATCAAGTTATTAGCATCTGTTACCTTTGCATCAAAAGTTTGTGTGTTTTGATCTACTGAGTTTTGAAACGCAGTTTTAGCAACTTCAAAACCACTTTGTACATCATTCTTTTTACTATCAATTTGTGCTAAAGATAACGTTGTTTGCTCTTCTATGTTATTTAAAGCACCAGCTTTATTTGTATTAATTGAATTAATGCTATCGTCTTTAGCTTTTTGGATAGCTTGTGTTGCACTTGCAGATAGTTGTTTGATTGTATCTATCAAACTTTGAGTGCTACCGATATCTTTTTTGAGTTGTTCTACTTTCTTTTCTAATTCGTCACGCAAATCATCAAACATGCGAATGTAACTCACTTTGATATCGCTACTGATTTGATTAACCAAACTATCTTTCACTTCAAATTGGAAAGTACCTAAAACGACTGTATCGTCTTTATCTTCGTTTTTATAATCATTAAGCGATAGATAAATCTCTCCTAAAACAGTTGAGTTTGTAACACTTTTCAAAAACCAAGATGGTACCGTTACACCAATTAAACCTGTCATAGGGTCGATAAATTCAACATCTAAAACGCCAGATGTGGAAGGTCTATCACCATTTTTTACAGTACTCTGTTTAAAAAAGGCGTAACCTTTAACGTTGTTTGTACTGATTAGTAAGGGTAGATTATCTTTTGTTACCCTAAATTGGAACTGTGCTGTATTTTTATCTAAATTATAAAAACCGATACCCCTATCAGATATCGGTTTTAAATATGCTTCTTCTTCTAAATCAATTTTAGCCACTTTTTCTAATTCCATCATTTAACACCCCACAATACTAATGCAATCGCAAAACCGCGTTCTTCGTTATACGGCGTTGTAACGGCCATTACGCGCCCTTTACCGTTCACGTTATCTTTATATCCAATTCCTGCTTTACCGTTGATTAAATCGCCTGCTATGACGTCTTTTTCGACGTTTGTATAGATTTGACCGATTAACCCTACTGTATTCCATTCTGGACGTTCAGAACGTGATACGTAAGGTAAATCTTCATTATAGTTAGGATTCTCGATTGGTTCATCTCGCCATTCAAACACTGGGTTACCGTCTACATCTTCAAACTCTCTTTGAACACGCTTAGTCAACGTCATACCGTACTCATTTTGTAAATATCTATCTTTATGATGATATGTTTTATCATTAGCCACGAGTGCTGCAGTACCTGATATAACACCAATCGGTTCATCGTTCGGTTGCGCTTTTCTGATTTTATCGCCGTCTAAAGTAACAATGGTACCTAACTCAATAGATTGACCGCTTTGACTTTCGAACAACTCTGCGATATCGGCATTGTTTTGCGTTAGTTTACCAGCTAAGTTAAGGTTACCTTGTAAGGTATTAAGGTCTACCTTGATATTTGATGTTGAAGGAGATCCTGTACTAGAATAACCTGCAACCACTCTATAACTTCCAGGCGATTTTACATTTCTACTATTAAATACAGTTTGTGTGTGGGCTTCTTTATCAGTTTCAGATGAAAGTGAATTAATTATACCACTTCGTGAACCATAAGCCTTAGAACTCATTCCAGAACCTAAAACGAATGAACGTGGACTATACGCTCTACTATTACCAGTTGTTGCTAAAACTACACTTCGAGGATCTACTGCAGCAGAACCTGTTGAACCTGCACTTAAGCCACCTTTTAATACGGTAGGTACTGTTTTATACTTTTCATTTGCAATAACTGCAGCATTTGAATAGTCATCTGCAGTAATACCACTTATCACAGTTGTATTGTTGTATGTTTCAATACCGTTACCTGTGCCACGCCCTTTTAAATTACCATTGATAATTTTTAAATCGTATATTCCACCACCACTCGCAATACCAACTTTAGGTGATGAATTGTAGATGTTAACATTACTTAAGATAAAACGCTCGCCTCGATTATCTCCACCAAAGAATTTGATATCTTGACCGGCAGTTGTAAAACCAGTAACTGTAATATTGTTAAGAATGACATTTTCAGCCATAAACTGAACCGCGATAGCAGGTAAATTACTGTCAGTTTTACCGTTTGCTAATTTACTAAAATCACTATCGCCAATCGCGGTAAAATTATTAACCGATACGTTTTTGTAAGCACTAATTAACAATGCTCTAGGCGTTGTACCTGGATATACGCCGTTGTATTTAGGTCGTAGAGCCACGCAGTTGTTTAATGATACATCATAGGCTGTTTTAGATTTAGCGTCCGTTTTTGCTCTGTGGTGGCCAATATGTCTAATGTTATAAGCTCTTGTATCCTCAATTGATAAATGATTATTTACAAACACGCATCTTGATGCACTTGCAGGTGCATGGGCTTTGATTTCAACACCACCGAAGTTGCCTTCTGTTCTATTATCTGATAAGAACACAAATTGTGAACCGTCATCAATTTCAATACCGTTGTTATTCCCACCAGTAATTGTTGGATGATGAGCATAACAATTAGTAATCGTGATATAACGTGAATGATGGGTAGTGATAGAGTCATCACCACAAGCGTATGTTTCACAATTATCAATATGAATATGTTTACTTTCTAATGCGTATGGAACTCTATTTCCATCACCTTCATAGTAGTAATCATCATTTGCATAAGTTACGTCAATACAATGTAATAAAGCGCTATGCGATTTAACGTTGTAAATGTAACCATTCGTTACACCAGCAAATCGAATATTGCTTGAACGTGAACCACCAGTAGGTTTGAGTTTTTTATCTTGTCTAAACTTATTACCGTCAAATGTAAAGTTCTCTAAACTAATATTTTTAGCGTTACCACTCATTTTTAAGTTAGTGATACCAATGTTCTCAGCTGGTGTACTATCCATAAATTTAATAGTGGTGATGTCTTTACCTTGTCCGACTAATCTTGAGTTGTTAGGCATTTTGATACCAGTTGTTAAATAAGTACCCGCACTCATCGTTACAAGTACATTACCAGTGCCTAACGCATCTTGAAAAGCTTTTGTACTGTCTTTTTGACCAGTTGGATCACCACCAAAATCATCTACATTTACAATACGTTGTATCTTTTTGAACAATTCGGCACGTAACTTTTCTCTTTCGTTATTCTCACGTAAAAAATCGTGATATAAACGATTGGATAGGTCATCAAAGTTTTGTGCGTCCATCGATGTTCTACTCGCTCTCAACTCTTGAACTCCATCACCGTTATGTCCAAGCACTAAATTAGTAATTTGCTCATCTTGATAACGTTCATGGTCCTGTAAGTTAACATCTTGCCCGCTTTTTATTGTGTGCTTAATTTGTGATGATTTGTGGGCGTTCTTTTGATTTGTAACATGGTTTTGGTACTCGTTATCTTTTTTATCAGCCCATGATTTTATTGTTTCAAAGTTTTGTTCGACTTGAGATATAAAATCAGAACCGAACAACGAATGTAGTTTTGTTTTTAATTCGGATAACATACACAACCTCCTTATTCATCATAAAATTGATAGTAATCTTTAATTAATTCGTACATAATCACTTCATGCCCTTTATCGTTAAAATGAAGGCCGTCAGGCATGCTAGATTTCCTAAAAGCTGGACTGTACGGTTTAAAAGCTTCATATCGATAAGCATCGAATACAGGTATATCTAAGTCGTTACAAATGTCTACTTGTAAGTTAACGTAATCAATCAAAGTTTTACCTTTATCATTCTTATCAGTATCTTTACGTTTCACTTTAGAACCTTCCATATAACACTGTCTTGCAGATGTCATTACCAATAATTTCGCTTTAGGGTTATTCTTTTTGATAATTTCTACTGCACTATAAAAGGCACCGTAAAACGTTTTAGTATCCGTTTTATCAGTGCCTATATCTATGTTTTTGACCCAATCATCATCAGTACCTTGTATGATAATTAAATCTCCTTTGATTTTTGTAGCTTGTTGGTAAATATCACTCATGGTAGCGCTACTTTCAGCAAGATTAGTATATTTTGCTTTAATCTTTTTAGCTAATTGTTGAGTAAAGTTGCTTTTAGCTAACGACCCTTTAGCAATACTATCGCCAATTGTACCTATGGTTTTAACCTTCTTGATACTAGATTTGCTTGAGAAATCATGTACAATTGTTCCGTTTGAAGTAGTTACGCTTTTGGCATTTGCTTTATCGAGTTTCGCTTGTAAATCATCTGTTTTACCCAATAAATCTTGTGTAGTTTTTGTATTGGCGTTTGTCTGAGATTGCATTTCTTGTTGTGTTTTTGCAGGGTTATTTGTTTTTAGGTTAGTAACATATTTAGCAGCTTTACCAACCGCTTTTACATATCTATCTTGCAATCTAAACTCACCTAGTACCAAGTCCATTTTTATGATATTTCCATTTATGTCACGTTTGGTTGTGATTTCGATAATTCTTAAATCAACATTCAACCCCATTAAATCATCAATCACTTTAACAACATCGCCAACCCTAGGTATAGCATTTTTAAAATACTTTTTTAATAAAACGAAATCGAGTGTTACAGATGTTTTGATACTATCGTTAATCACCTTTTCCATACTCTTTTTTAAAGTATCTTCTTTTGTAATTTTTCCGTTTTGAACAGGTGGCGCATGCCTTTTTCCAATAACATCAGCTAACGGTGATGTATATTCAAATTGCAAACTTGCCTCATTGTAAGTTTGTTGATCTGTATAACCACCAAAACCTTTTATAAACGTAAAACATTTAGTAGCATCTTCTTGAATTTTGATATTATTAGCGTTTACACCTGCTTTTATCCAATATTCTGGTTTATATTCGATGTAATCGTATAAATGGAATGTTTTAGTTTTTGCATCATATTCATACTCTAGTGAATATCGTTCCAAACCTTTTTTAAATAAATCAAGGTTTGTATCGCAATTACCAAGATTTTCAAATCTCGAAGATGATACTTTAGCATGTAAGTTATATTTGTATCCTGTACCTTTAAAAACTAAATCGAAATATGCTTTGCCAGTAAAACTACCGTTATAAATTTCGTACACACGATTATTATTTAGGTCATCAATTTCTACTGGTCTAGCTTTTATCGTTAATCTGCTTTTTTGACCTCGAGTTTCTTTGTCTAACATTACAATACGATACTCGTTTTCATCTTCAGGACCAGCAACGCCTGTTATTGTCCACATTTTTGTAATCGCACCAATAGCATCGAACGTACCTTTATTTTCGTCAATTACAATTGTTAACGTACTATCTGTGTCAGATAATTTAACGTTCAGTTCGGTTTCGACTGGTAGATTTTGACCGTAACCTTGTAATGTTTTTAGTAATACCGTCATATCATCACCCCTACATGTAATATTCTTTGTGTTTGAACACGACTTTTTGCATCAATTTGGTACTTCTAAACGTGTTCCAACCAGGTATTAAAGTAGGGTTACGTCGGCTCACATTATAGGCATCAATGTTTAAACCGTTTCTGAAAGTGTGGATACCATCAAATTTGATAGTATCGCCTGCTTTTAGCTCTAAGCCTTTGATATTAATAACATCACCACTTTCAACCATATAAAAAGTAGTACCGTTTTTATCATTTTTAGATACATTTTCTGCTAAAGTCACTTCAACTGTGCTATCTTGATTAATTCGATTGATTTCAACCGTACCTGCATAATAAACGTTGCATATTTTTGTATCGTGGAAAGTATATTTACGTTTATTATCATTAACATTAAACGGTAAGCTATCCGATACCGCCCATTTTTCAACACTTCTACTTTCACTTTCTAAATCTGTACTATACGCGATACTTTCAAAATAAGGTAATTCAATGGTTTCAAATTCAAGTTCAAACTCACCAGACGTTTGCGTAGTATCAATTGAAATCGCATTAACTAGGCCGACAAATATCTGCCTACCGTCTACATAATCAAGTTCAAACTCTTGAGGTTTCGTGTTGAATATATCTTCATATTTAATAGATGTGTCCGGTGTAGATAATTCACGCAAATAATAATGACCACGTAATAATGCTTGTAAATTTGACTTAAGATGTGTCACTTGAGCCATTTTGTCTACTTGATATCGCAATCTAAGACTAACTGTTTTCTTTTCTTCATAGACAGAGTTAAAAAATCTACCTTGCGCGCCATTAACTGTACTGTATTCACGATCATATCCTGAACCTTTAACGTCATAGGATACTACTTCTAAAACTGAGCCAGTAAAAGTGTTATTACTGACTTTATACTTTTTATTATCTTTAATTATTTCTATGTCGTGAGCAATCAATAATAACACTCCTTTACAAGCCCATACTATTGTTTTTACCGTTTTGTTCTTCAATGTAAGATTTAATATAATCAACATCACCCTCGTTACGCACAGTTATATTAACGATAGGTCGATTATTTTCTTGCATGCTGTGTTGTACATCTTTAGTCATGTGAGCGTCCACACTACCATTTAACGAACCGCCTAAACTGTCTGTTAGGTCTGTTGATAATTCTGGGGCAAATGCCTCAGTTAAATTACTAGCTACACTACGGACTGCATTCACTGCTTTGTGTTGGTCAGCTAAGATACCCATTCCTAAGCCTTGAGATACATATTGACCTATACCTCTAAATACTCGAGAAGGTGAGTGTATACGTAAAACACTTTTTGCTGCATTAACCGCACTTTGTGCTACATTACGCGCAGCATCAACTACCCAAGATAAACCACTCTTGATACCGTTAACTAAACCACGCATTAAATCTAAACCAGCAGACACGAATTGACCAATAAAGTTTCTAACAGTGTTAACCGCTCTACTCATTCCTGATTGTACTTGACTAACCACATTGACAAAGCCACTTATTACACTTTGTACAAATCTAGCCATTGCATTAATAATTGAAGATACCCATTGTGCGCCTCCAGATATCACTCTTGATAACGCTTGAGCCATATATGATGCAACAGCTGATACCACTCTGATAAAACCACTAATCACAGATGATACAAATCTTGCTAAAGTGCTTATGATAGAACTTACCCATTGCGCACCAGTTGATACAACATAGTTATAGGCTTGTACCATTTTGTTCCAAACGGACTGTGCCATTTGTCCAAACCATTGCGTTACACTATTCCAAATTTGAGTGACATATTGAACGATTGCCGACCAAATTTGAGACCAACTTGTGATATTCGTACCGAGTATAGAATTTAGCGTGTTGAATATAAATTCGGAAATCTGAGTGAAAATTGAAACAATCGCATTCCAAATGGTCATCATTACGTTTTGTATTGTAGTTTGTAAAGTTAACCACGCGCCACTAAAGTCGCCAGTTAACAATTGAATAAACGCAGTAAACAAGCCGACGAGCAATTGAACTACTGAAGAAACAATTGCACCTATCGCAGTAAATATCACTGATACGGCAAGCCATAAAGACTGGAACGCACCTATCACTAATTGAATGGCACCCATAACCAAACCACCTAGAACTTCCATAAACAGTTGTCCTAGTTGTTGTAGTAATGGCATGATAGGTTGTAATGTTTGTTGGATAGATGCCCACAATTGAGTAAACCAGTTAATGATAGAATTTACTGCGCCACTAATTGCAGAAACAATACCGTTCCAAGCGTTGATAATCATATTTCTAAAGTCTTCATTCGTTTTCCACAAGTATACGATAACACCGACTAAAGCTAATATAACGCCAATGACTATGCCAACTGGTCCAGTTAAAGCACTAAATGCAGTGCCTAATAATGGTAATAATCTGCCTATATTAGCTATTGGACTAACTAATAAGCTAAATGCACCACGTAAGATGTTTAAAATACCTTGAAGTATTCTTCCAGCACCTAGAAATCTTCCTATGTGTCCAACCGCTTGTATCAACGCAGCAACGAAACCACTGCTTATAAACGTACTAACCGCAATAATTGGTGCTAGTAATGCCCACATAATGCCGGCTAGTATCATACCAATACCAACCATCTTAGCAACAGCCGGATGTGTTTCGAATAATTTTGCGATAAAGCCAGTAAACGCAGTTACCACACGTAAAATCACACTTGCAATAGGTGCCATAGCAGTGCCAAATGCAACTAATGCACGTACAATGTTGCCAATTAATTGCATAATCACCGGTCCGTTTTGTTGTACGTATTGCACAAACTTTTTAAAGCCTTCTGATTTACCAACTTGCTCAGACCATTCTCTGAATTTGCCGGTCATTTTAACTAACCAATCGAAGATGCCTGCACTATTTTGCGCAAATGCGACCATTAAATTACCGATACCGGCAAACACATTACCAAATATTTGCCCTATTTTAGGTAAATTAGTTTTTGTATACTCGATAAATGCTTTGATAGCGTTTTGACCTGCAACACTGTTAGCCCAGTTTTGGAATTTTTTACCTAAACTGTCTAAGCCTTGTGCCACCCATAAAAACAACGGTCCTAATTGGGTAAATACATTAACCAAACCATCACCAAAACGTCCAGCAGCACTTAATAGAGTATTGAATGTTTTAACGCCTGTTGTGTTCATCATATTGAAGAACTTACTAGCTGTTTGACTGTTCTCAGCCCATTTTAAGACACTCTTAGAGGCTTGTTCCATACCTTTAGAAACGCCTGCAAGGAATGGCTTCATACGGCTTAAAGCAACATTTACTGTGTTTAAACCGTTAGCTAAAGTATTAAATATCTGCGCTTGATTTTGTTTGATGATACTTTCCCATGTTGATTTAACTTGATCTAAAGACGCTTGATATCGTCTAGTTTCTGCAGTAGCTTGCAGTGTGCCGTCTTTAAGCATTTTCAAAGCACTAATTGCCATACCACCAAACGCAAAGGCGCCCGCACCTGCGATACTAAACGCACCTACCAAACCTAATATACCGCCTGCTAATATGCCAACTGCGTTTAATACAGCCATGATAGCTGGAACCAAACCAGCAATAACAGGTATTAAACCTTGAATACTAGCTATCATTAGCCCTCTGACTTGTTGACTAAAGACAGTGCCAAACGTTCTTATTTTGGTAGCTAAAGCGTCCATTTTATTGCCATATTCATCTAAAGACTTACCTAACGCTTTAGTTAATACTTGCGCTCTTGTCATGCCCTGTGTATCAAAGTTAACGTGTACCGTTTTATCATGTAATGATGCCAACATTACTTTAGCGCTTATTACTGCACGCTTTAAATTGTCATTATCACCTTTGATATCGACTTGCTTATCGCGTAATCTTTGCAATTCTGCTTTGGCAAAAGATATCGCACGTTTAATAGGGTTGGTGTCTCCATCGATTTCCACCTTATGCTCTCGCCAACGTTGCGCCATTGCTTTGGCTCTTTGAAGATTACGCTGAAATTTACTGATATTGGCTTTCACATCAGTTTCAATTTCATCTGGAATAGAAGTTTTAGCTAAAGTCTGCGCTTTTCTAACGTTGTTCTGAAAATCGCGTATATTAGCCATGATACGAACCATAAAGTTTTTATCCACTTATTCACTCTCCTTTCTGTTTTTGTTCTTCTAACCAACGCTTAGTACCTGATTTGAATAATTCACGTCTACGTTTTTCATGTTCAAGTTCTGCACGTTTAATACGTTCATAACTACCAGGGTTGCGTATTTCAAATCGTTGACGTTCAATATCTCTAGTCATTCGTTTTAATGATTTATTAGCTTGTACAAGCCCGTTTGCTTGAGCAACTTGTATCATTAACTCCTTCTGATCTAAATACTTATCTTGACCACCTATTATCCAATCTTTCCATTCTTTAGGTGTCATCATCATCAATTCGTTTTCAGGCAAATAACCTATAAACCTACTCGTTAATTGTCTTATTTCTGAATAGTTGAGTAAGGTTCCACGTTCATGATTTCTTTGTAGTTCTCTTTCATGAACTCGATACCAGCTTTCGTTGTTTCTTTGTCCTCGCCCTTCGCCATTTGAGGCGCTTTGTTCATTTGCGTCCAGAACCCTCGAGATTTTTGCTTGAAAAAACCACTATTATTTAATACATCTAAAGCGCCTTGTAATAATTCAAGTGTGTCCTCTTTTTCTTCAATAATTTCAATTAAAGCTGTTTCAATTTCATCTCTAGAAGGTGCATTTTTACCTAGATATGCAGTAGCACACTCCCAAAAGTTAGCAATAGCAACCGTGTCACGTTCCAAAATACCGTTGTAAATCACATTAAAACCAGGTGTAGTAACCGTTTTGCCATCCTTATCTTTTGTATCTTCTGCAAACTTCTTTGCTTTAATGTCAAACGCAAATAACGCTTTAGCTTCTACTTCATTATCATTGATTGTAAGCGTTGTAATTGGGTTAAATTCAGTCAAAATGTATACCTCTTTTCAAATTTTATATAAAAAATAAGGGGACACACGCCCCCTAATATTAAGAACTCGTTGTTTTAGCTTTAGATTGGTCCTCAAAGCTACCAACTTTTTCTGCAAAACTTTCGTATTCAACAGTAGGTGCGCCTGCTGCTTCAAACCATTCTGGTGGTAGATTAGCTTCAGTTCCTTCTGCTGAGTTCCATTTAACTTTTAACGTTAATTCAATTTTATTATCTTCATCGTCGAATGACATTTCGTAACTTTCTGGCACTGTGTAGGCAAATACACCATGATATTTACCATCATCACGTTTGTTGCGTTCATACAACCATACACGCAGTTGTTCGCCATTTTTAATTGCTTTTTTAACTTGTTCAATTCCTTTGTCACCAGGAATATTACCGATAGTGAGTTTAAACTCTTCAGAAACGGCATTTACACCATAATCTGTTTTACCGCCACGAATGATTTCAGCCAAGTCATTCTCAATTGTGTGGCCACCTTCTTGTAAGTCAGCTAATAGCAAAGCATCAGTTGGATCTAATTTATCTTTAGCTGGTCTAACTACTGCTAAGTAATTCTTTTGAGCCATGCTTACACTTCCTCTCTCTTAGTTTTATGTCTGAAATTAAATAAAAGTCGAATTGTGCCGTGCTTAGTAAACCTATCTATATCAGGAAATACTGATTGGCTATCAATTCGACTGTATCTAAATTCGTAATTATCTATTTCAATTGGTTTGTTCAACACATAACCAATAGCGCTAATTAATAGCTTGGCCTCGTACTGTGTTGGATATTGCGAATACACATGAAAGACGATGCCTACCGTCTCGCGCATATTTACACTGCTTTCATTATTAGTGACGTTGCTCTCACCCACAACAATATATGGGTATCGCACATCATCTTGAACGACATCAAAAACCCTATCACCAACTAATTTGTTAATGATAGGGTCTGTTTTTAATGTTTCGTATAATCTACTTGTAAGTTCAGGTTCAACCGATACCCACATATTCTAACCGTCCTTTTATGAAAAATATTTATTGAACACTTGACGTCCAGCGTCTATTGCAGGGTTCCAAAAAGGTTGAGCGTGTTGACCTTTAGTAGTATGCCATTTACCGTCTGCGTCTTTATAGGACCAAGGAATTTTTTTGGCACGAGAGCCACCAGGACCTGTTGCATAAATCCCAGTCCCGTATTCAACGTATCATTTGTTATCGTAGTGGCTTTTTATCCTCTACTTCTCACTGTCACCAGTGAGTTCGGCGTACATTTTCAACCAATAAAAAAGACAACCTTTATTGGTTGTCGGAGTCTCTTGCCAGTATTATATTTATTCAACTGGTACGCTCTACGGTGCTTAACAGCCTTTCGCAATCTATTAAGTTACCTCGGTGTTATCTTTTAACTGGATAAAATAATTCTGGAGGTCTCATTCCACTTCGATTATATCTCGAATTCAACGTTCCGTAATTAATACCTAATTCTTTTGACCATTGTTTCAAATTTCGTTTTTTACCATTCCATTCAACCCAAATAGTTCTATTTCGATTATTCGCTTGTTCATTAAATGGTATCCAACAACAATTTTCCGGATAATAACCTTTTTCTATGTCATTTCTTTCGATTGTCATAGTATCGTTATAACCAGATTTCAAAGACCATTGATAAAATACATTAAAGTCTAACCATTCTTCGCAAACTTTAATACCCTTGCGACCGTAATTTTCGTAACGTTTGTTGTTTTGGTTATAACATCTTGATTTCATATTTTGCCAAATGTGATATAACCTAGTTCTACTCTGTTTATGTGAATGATTAGCAGTTAAATTAATTCTATTTTGTTCTCTTTTCAGACAACCACACGAAAGTGTAGTACCTAAACAATCACTTCTAACTTCTACCGTATTACCACATTCACATATACAATTCCAATACGTTTTTCTTCCAGATCGTTTTTTAGATAAGCTTAGAACAGTTAGCCTGCCGTACTTTTTACCAGTTTTATCTCTAATATTTTTACCTTTAACAAATTGACCTTTTGAATTTCTATCCAAGTTAATCACCTCATACTTATTATACCTGTACCGAATTCGGTAATCAACTGTTTAGATAAGACTTCCACCGATTTACCCCGATTTTTTAAATTACTGTTACCAGTAATTGCGACATACGTTTTATCGCGTAATCTGCACCTACATTTATTACACCGGTCAAACCACCATTAGTGAATTTGAAATCAATACTTTCTTTCAAAAATCCTAAGTCAACTGGCACTAATGCTACGGCAGTGTTATATATCTTCATTGTGGTTTTAGCTATACCTTTTTTGCCCATTTCTCGACGTTTTTTTGGTACCGTTCCAACTCAACGACTAAACTATCTGCACCATATTTCACTTTAGCCATAAGGTGCCTCTTTAAGTCGAATTAACTTAATTTCATGTTGGCCACCTTGATCTACAGGCTCACCTACAATACCGAAGATTTTACCCTCGTATTTAAAGTAATCGTCTTTATTTATTGGTAGGTCATAGGGTACATATAGGTTTCTGTCGTATTCAGATGACATTTGATGATATTTAAGTTGTTCTGAAGTAGTAGGCGTATCCATAAAACCTTTTATAATTTTTCCGCTTTTGTAGCGCTCTTTTTTAAACTTGAAATCGCCTACAACTTCAATTTGACCTTTTGAAATAGCATGTGGAAACTCGTCGTATGGGTCGAACACGATTAACACTCCTATCTTATGGGTTTAAAAACGTGGAATTTAGCACGTTTATATCTGTTTAACACGTCACTTATATAATCAGGAAGGCCATCATTGTATGTGTACGATACTGTCCCCATACTTCTAGATTTTAATCCTTTTCTAACTTCTGGGCGTTGATAATATTCGATCACATCTGCAACATATTTTTTTATTGCATATGGATAATTAGTTTGCCCATCAACAACAAAGTCATTATTCGTTACATGTTTAACATCATCAAGAATGCCATCAACTTCCATAACGAACAACGACTCTTCATCTTCCTTGATTTCTATACCATTTCTTTTTAGAAGAAGTTTAATTTCTTCGTATAGTGTCATATCAATCACCCGTTCTTTTTAGATGTTGAACGACGTTTCTTAACCTCTTCAAAGCCTACATGACTATAATAAGCTTCAAACGCTTTACGAGTTACTGCCAACTCTTGTCCATCGCATTTTACTTTAATTACTTCAGCTTTATTGTTCACCTGTACCAACTCCCGCTCCTGTATCTTCACCTTTAGGTTGTAATGTAGCAAACGCTTCAGGTTTAACATTCATGTACGCGATATGCATTGTAGCACGTAACGCGAACATATCACGCTCAAATAGAGATACTGGCTTATCAGATGCATCTGACGCTTGTAATGTCGTTAACGTTGCATCTTCAGAGATTGCATATTCGATACCTTGTAAAATACCATAACGTGCATAATCCCAATCACCCATTAATGCTAACGATTTCTTCTTGTCGTACACATCAGCGCCTGTATAAGATAACGGAAGACCCATAATCTCGTTGCCGTTAGCATCGAATAACGGGTGCTTGTTAGCATCTAGTGCATTACGCATTTTGCTACGGAACGAACGAGTAGTTAACACACCGTTTGGATCTAATTCTTCATCTTCGATTGTTGCCATTAAAGCAGAAAGGTCTACGTATAAATCATTTGTATCTTTAACAACGTTACCTTTTTCTTCTGCACCAGTAATTAACGGTTTTCCGCTTGTATCTTTGTTATAAGGTGATTCAGTCCCAAAGATAACAGCTTGGTCAAACGCTTTGTAGAACGCTTCTGCAATTAAAGGTTTAACTTCATTGAAGAAATCCTTCGCAGTCCATTTTAAAAATTCTTTAGATAATGGAATGATTACACCAATCTTTTTAGCTTCCATTTCTGCTTGAGCATATTCTGGTTTAGAAGTTTGGATACGTTCGGTTTCTGATACCCAGTATGCTCCTACACCTTTTGCTAAATAAGTAAACTTTTTCTTTTGAGCATTCATCGGCTCATTTTTAGCTAATTTCATAATTGCTGAATTAGCCATGATATCTTTCATAATTAAAGAACCTTGTTCTTCAGGAATTACACCATTTTTAAAATCCGATAAAATTACATTACTCGGAGTATAGTTTGGTACTGCCATATTTTATAACCTCACTTTATTTTCTAATATTTACTTCTTGCGCCATTTCTTCAATAGACTTTACATGTGGAGGTGTAGTGTTATTTTCTTGAACATCTCTCACATCTCTTCCACTTGCTTTAAATTTAGACTCGACACCTTTTTGAATGTGTTTGTCAAAAGTTTCTTTCAGAGATTGTAAGTTTGCATCAGTATCCTCGTCGCTTTCACCTACAAATCTATCTACTAAAGAAGATGGAACGTTTAATTCTTGCGCTTTGCTTAACGCATAGCTTTTCAATTTTTCGCGTTTAGCTTCTGCATCACGTTTCTCGAGTTCTTGTTCAAGTGCAGTAATGCGTTTTTGTTCTTCAGATTGTTCAGGATTTCGTTTTTGAACCTCTTTTTCAATTAAGTTTTCAAGGTTCTTTTCTTTCCAACTTTCTAAACCTTTTGTGTGATAACGATCTAATTCAGGTTGGATAAATCGCTTACCTTCTTCCGTATCTAAAAAGCCTTTAACGTCATCGACAGACACCGTCTTAAGTCCGTTTAAATACTCTTTTACGTCTTTGTCGTCTTTATGTTCTTCAAAGTACGACTTAATATCCTCGACATTCATATATCATTGCTCCTTTTTTTCGCCCTTTGCGTACCGTAACAGCCCGAAAAGTGCATAATAAAAAAGCAGTTTAGCGACATACTTCAGGTCGAGCAGTTAGGTTGCTATCCTTTGCATTTCTGTTTTTTCCACTCACGATATGTCATGTGTGGTATCACTTCTGTTGAGCCATCGTCATTACGCACACGCATGACACCAGGTAAGTCATCTTTATCAATGTAATACAACAGCTTACAACGACAATTAATATTCTCTTTTGCACTAGCTACACCTATAAATAGATGTGGTGCAGGACCTACACAACCACTAGATTTAAAGTTGTCGTCTATACCCACCGATTGACCATCTAAATGACGGTGCGTATCACGGGTGCGCGCATCTTTAGTAGCAGACCAACGTTTCTTCATGTCTAATCCGTTATCTTTAGCAACTAATGCACTATCTAGTCCGGCTTGTGACATTGCTCTACCTGCCTCTGTACGTGCTACACGTTGTGATTGTGCTTTCGTCATACCTATATCATCACGTAACGCTTTAGCTATCTTAGAATAACCTTCGCCGCTCATAATGCCTTGTGTGATGTGTATACGTATCTTTTTAAGCACTTCATCGCGATGTTTTTGTAATGTAGGCATCAATTTAATAAACTCAATTGGTTGCTCGATTGCTTTGTTGATTACAGACGCAGTAGGCACATCGAACTGCATAGATGTTTGACTAGCCATTTCATACAAATAAAGACTCATCATATACTTCTCAATGTAAGCGTTATGTTGAGTCTGTTTAATTGCTTTAGCTATTTGATTGTAATCGTCGGTCAGCATTTGTCCTATTCTTTCCAATTCTTTATTTAAGCGATTATATTTATTAAATTCAGTCCATGTTACATGAACGTCATCGGAATGGTACTTTTCAAACATATCTGCCAATTCCAGTTTGATAACTTCCAAACGGTTGGCAAATAATATTTCTATTTCTTTTTCAGCTTGTGCATTTAACTTTTCAATGTAATTATCAATATCATTCTGATTGGTTATCTTGCGTTCTGCCATCGTCGTTTCCCTCATTTATATCAGGAATGTTTTTATTTATTTCGAAGTTATCTCGCTCCATCTCATCAAGCTCGTAATCAACATCATCGACCAGTTGTGATTGTCCTAGTCTTGTACGTTCAGATACTTGCCCTCTTAAGTTAATTAACACTTGCGACTCTTCTAATTTGTTTACCGGAATATTACGCGTGAATTTAAATATAAGATTTAGGTAACTGTTTTCATCTACGTTGTAACCTTTACGTTTTAATGCAGATAGAATAACCTTGAATTGATATCTCAACATTGCTGTCATTTTACGCTCAAAGGTCATACACTTATTTTCTAACGCCATTAATTTTAATTTCATACCAATAATAGGAACGTTTCCATTAAACTCATCAGAGTTGAAATTAACTGATTTAGCAAAACGCATGATGTTTTTCTCAATGCGGTCCAAGTGGTTTTCTATCATACCATCGTTGACATCTTTAGTAAGATATTTAACATCCATATCTTTATCGAATAACTCAAACGCACCACTCTTTTGAGTCTCTTGTATCATTTGCTCGTTCATACCCATACCACGTAATACAAGGTAAGCAAGACGCGTCTGACTAATCTCGCTAGACGCATCACTCATCGTTAAATCATAAGCATCGATTAAGTGGATAACTTTCTCAGCGTCTCCTATCATTTCTTTGTTATTAGGCACACCGAACAGTGGGTTGTAGTCAAATAGATGTTCGTAACGACCAACTTCTTGCAATGCATCTATGCCATCACCACGGAACACGTAGTAATATGTGTCGTCATAAAATTCCGCGTAAACATACTCAGTTCCATTGTCGTCATCTTCTTCATAGAAGTAACGCAGTGAATATGTTGGTTCTGTAATACTTTCACCGACAAACACTACGTTAAAAGGATCAATATTCTTTACGCGAATGTCACCATTAGTATCAATATAAGTCAATCTAGCACCATAACCACAAATAGCGGCCATCTTGCCGATTTCTGAATCTTCATCATCAATACTATTGCTTATAGTAAAATCAGTGATAAACTCTTTAAGTCTCTCATTTGTTTTGTTACTTTCGTCTAAATCATAAGTAATTGGCACACCGTGTAAATAACCCACACGAGTATCTACAATTTCACTATCAAACGAATTGTTTAACTTATTATTTATAGATATATCCAAACGTCTAACATTACCGCCACGCTCAAAATCTTCTTTTTCTTCGATGGGTCGACGTTTAAATATTGGTACATAATCAATATGTGTTTTATATCTGTTATAAAGGTTAACCATGCGCTCTCTATCGTCTTTGTGAGACTCTATAAGGGCTTCTATATGCTTTGGCAGTACACCTTGCGCTTTAATATCATCAATCAGTTTATACAAATTTATCTCGCCCTCCTTAACCTTTCGGGTTTAAAGTGTGTATATATTGCGTATCTGAGACTATCCAGTACATCATCAAACTCTTTGATAGGTTCACCAGTTGTTTCGTTCCAAACGTATTTATAAATTTCTTGTTTGAATCTTTCCATAGATTCATAAACAACCATTAAATCTCGACGTTTAAAAAGTTTAGCAACTTCTTCGACACCAGATAATTTGGCTTTATCTGCGTTAATTGCTCTAATACCATGACGTCTGAACTCGGTTAGATATTCAGGTCGAGCGGTATCACAATAGAAGTTAATATTTCCGTATTTACCTATTAACATCTTCGCTATGTCTACCCACTCATCAATAAACTTGTGTTGATAAGCGTATTCTTCGATTAGATACACTTTTCCATCTATCGCTTCTCCTAACAAGACGATTGAACCAAAGTGTTCAAATCCCCAGTCCACACCTGCGAAATATTTTTTCATTGGAATGTTGACCATTTCATCTTTAGTGATTGTATTGAGTTGCAAATCAAAATCTGCATATACAACGCCATCACCCGACACCCATTCACCATTAATGTTACGTTCATAGAACATTCCTGTTGGTGTCGAGGCCTTAATAGAGTCTTTATAACGGTTGTTTAAGAAAGTGTTGTCATCTAGTTTGAATTGGTAAGATAATATACCAGCTTTTGGATCATCATTCTGGATATAGTCTTTCAATAACCAATGTTCAGGGTGGTCCGGATTCGTATCAACTAATATCCTTGCGCCATAACCACTACAACGTGATTTAATCTCATCGAAGACCTCTTCGTGAGCGAGAGACGCCTCGTTGATATATGCGCCATACGACGTCATACCACGTATTGCAGCAATGCCACTTACTTTACTATGTCCGACTTGAACCACTTTAACGCCAAACAGAGTAAAACTATTGTATTTATCAAACTCAAACTCAATACCGTATTTGTTAGTTAATTCTACAAGTACGTTTTTACTAATCGTTCCTAGCGTTGCACCAGCTAGAATATATTGAGGCGTTTCTACACCTTCTTTATTAGCTATTTGTCTAACTCTTATTAATTCATCTAAAAACAAATCGTTATTCAATATTGTTTTTCCTGTACGTTTGGCACCATGATTGATAAGCATAAACCAATCACGCTTTGAAGTATTTTTTAATATATCAATCTGTTTAGGTGTGTATAGTGCATCTAATCTACTCATCTATCAACACATCCTTAATTGATTGGCGTAATTGTAATATCTTATCTTCGGTGCTTGCTTCATTGTCACGATCCATTTGCTCGATTTTCTTTTCAAGCATCTTAATTTCTGCTTCAATCTTCTTGTTAGTTAGTTGCTCATTGCCTAACATCATTCTGTTCATACCATCTAAACCAGCTACAAATGCATCTGCTGATGACTTTTTTAAGCCATTGTCATTTATATCTTGTTTAGATATGTTTTTTAGCCACTCATATTCGTCAAAAGCCTTCTGGCGTGTCCATTTTGATTGTTCGGCTGCTTCTTGACGCAATTCTTCATACCTTCCGGAAACCTTCCGATTTTTTAAAAGTGTACTTGCTTCTTTATCTAAGTATTTGCCACTCTTACCTTTGGTCGAATAACCTGCGTCAATGTATGCCTTGCGTTGGCTTTTACCTTCTATAAGTCCTAAAACAAACCTTTCTTGTTTCGGGGTGAGTTTAATCATTTCTTTTCACGTTATCACACGCCTTTACGTTAAATACTCTTTATATTTGTAATAAAAAAGACTACTCGAGTTTCTCTCGAATAGTCATATGGGAGGTAATTAATAATGCAAAATCAAGTTTATCCAGAAAGGAGAAAAAGTACCTACCCAACGGATAGGCACTCAAGCAATCAGTGGCTGGTCAATATGACCATTACCAAACCTAATCACTTTTATTGAGAACTAACCAGCTACCTCAAACGAGGGTTCGTGTGGATAGTTCTTACAGTATCATAATAACGACTTTTACCACGGACTTATACGTCTTTCAAGTCCATCTACACGTAACCAATTAACTCAGCTAATTTATTAATCATTGCGTTACGTCGTCTTAATATGCTCGACTTGCTTGTCCCAAAGTATTCAGCTAAGTCTTCCCACTCATAACAACCAATAGGACATTCCCAGTATCGTTTGTTAATCATATCAAGTGTATCTTCGTCTGCTTCTTCTACTAACTTATCAACGCCATTAACGATATTACTTAACATGACATATCGCTTATTACTTAATTTTTTAATAGTCTGACGTTCAATCGGGTTACCAGGTAAATTGCTCTTCCCAGCACCTACATTCTCAGGTTCGTGATTTTCTAGTAATTCATACTCACAAACCTTTAATTCCTTACGATAACGTTCTACATGTTGGATATATTCTTCTAACTTTCTAATATCATGACGTTCAATCGTTATCAATTTAATATCCACCTGCCAAATCGTTAATATCATATTGATCACTCTCTCTAGCATAATCACTAGGCGCGTTCACATCATCTTCACTCTGCAACTTAACGATAAGTTCGTTAGTTAGATATTTGCTTAGTTCATACATTCCGATAATGAACCATATTTTTAGTATGCGTTTAATCATTAAACAATCGCTCCTTAAGTTTTTTGTAACCTTTAATGACGGACATCAAAGCCTCTTTCTGACGTTGCGCTTTATATACTTTCAACGCTTGCTCCTTACTCTCCGCCTCCACAATAGAGAGAGTTTCGTTTGTGCGTGCTTTCTCAATATCAGTGTGAATGTGACCTGTGCTGTCTTTGAATTGACGTATTAGGTATTGCATAAGTTACCACCTCGTTCACTAATAGAAGTGCTTGCATACATCACTAACAATGTGAACAATTCACTATTAATTCCTAAACTTCTAAAAGAATACTGTTCATGTACAAAAACCCATGCACTTGGATGCCTCTCATTTTCTGTATAGATTAAAAGTTTAGTCTTTTTATGATTTACATTTTTGTATGACAAGTTGACTTTGTATCCTAAACGTTTAACTAATTCAATAAAATCTGTCGTTTTCACTTCCCCAGCACCTCTTTTACTTTTTCTAATATATCCTTACTCTCCTGTGCTTCCATACGCTCCTCTTTCCGACACTTCATCAAACTCTTGCACCTCCGTTGGCTCTGGTAACATTACTGGCGCAATGACTAATTGTGCTAAACGTGTACCTGCTTTAACTACGATTGCCTCATCACCGATATTGTCTGTAATAATTCCAATTTCTTTGTTATACGTGTGATCAATTGTTCCAAGTGCTACACGTAACTTAGTTTTAAGTGAATTACCTGAACGTGGTCTCACTTGCGCCTCATATCCATACGCTAAATCAATTGCAATGTGTGTTGGTACTACGACTGTACTATGAGCAGGAATAGTTGTATCTTCTGCGACATATAAATCTAATCCACTATCTGTTGGATTTGCTCTCGTTGGCAAGATTGCATTTTCTGATAATAATTTAATTGGTAAAATTGACATTATTTTCTCTCCGTTTCTTCTTCCATAATTTGTGATAAACGATATATTTGAATATCAGACATTCCTATTCTGTTACACGCTCTGAAAAAAGCTTGTTCTTCTTTTGATTGTTCTCTTTTTGCATACTCTGTAAATTTATATGCTGCAATTAAGTCCTTAACTATTCTAGTGACTACTGTTCTAATTATTGATTTACCTACAAATTTAATTACGTTTTTCATTTATTGTTCCTCCGATATTTGAATTAATTGAATGTTGTACCATTCTTGATAAACGTTCCCTTTCTGCTTTTGTATCAACTATTTGATATCTGTAATTCAACGCAGGTGCTACTGGTGGTTTAAGTGGCGACTGCTTAATAACTACTTTTTGTTCACCGACCAATGTATGAAAACTGCCACCATTCAATAAGCTGAGTAAGTCATTTTCATCTAGGAATATAGTTTGTTCACTCATCGCTATCACTCTCCAAATCTTTTAATAAAGTTTGAATATAAGTTTTAGATGCACTTAATAATTCATTTTGATAAGCATTAAGAATTGATTTATCTACTTGCTCGATATGCCATAATGTCTCTTGTAAGTTATCTATATCTTGAAACATTAATTGTTGACCTCCTTATATTTATCTACAATTTTTGTGATTTCATGTGCATAATCATCAGGCGTTACTATATAGTCAACGTTTAAAATCTCATCAAACGCCTCTGCCTTCCTTTTCACTTCTGCCATATCATTGATGAGTTCATCACGTTGTTTCTTAAACGACTTACACTGTTTAAATAATTCATGTATAATCATTTCTTCTTTACTCATTACTATCGATGTATGAGTTTGTAAAGGCGAATAAAAATCTAATGCAAGGCGCCAAAGTAAATCTACTGAGCTTTCTGATGCGTCCACTAATTCACCAAATACACCGTCGTAGTCTAAATGGTTATTTTTAATATATTCTAGTATCTTTTCTTTACTTTTCTCAGTCATCAACCATAGCACCGTCCTTCCAAATTAAAGTCATTGTGCCGTCGTCGTTCAGAATGTGATAAGAAATTGTTTCGTTTTTTGATTTAGAAAATTCAATACTAGCGTTGTAATAAGTGACCACCTTAGTTTCTTCAACTACATTTTTTAAAGTCTTTACTAACACCGGAAACACTGTATCCTCGTCGATTTCTTCTTCAATTTCGACTGTGAAAGTTTCATTTATAGCAATCTCATGCTCTATCGACAAGTTTTGAATTTTATCGAAATACACAGAACCACCATCAAGATTGCTATAAAAAGCCTTGTCACTAACTTCATTCTCCCATCCCCACTCAATTAATTCTGGTAATGTCATCTCTACCTTACGTTTAATCTTTGCCATTCCTTACACACTCCCTGTTCCCTTTTATATCGCACTCACTTACTTTCAATGTCACTCTACTTCCAGCCACCTTAACCACAAAGCCGTTGACACCTAGCTTGCGTAGTTCCTGTTGTATCTGTGTAGGTGTCTTGCCTTGTGTGTGATAGCGATAGCGTTGGTTAATTGTGTTGGATAATATCATTCCAACTCACCTACAATCGCATCTACGACATTAACAGTTACTGCATTTCCTGCTTGCTTATATAACTGTGATTTACTCACTCCACTATTTTTAGCTTTATAAAACTGTTCATCTGTAAAGCCCTGTAACCTCCAACATTCCAAAGGCGTGAGTTTTCTTATTCTTAAATTACTTGTAATTAGTAAAATAGCTGTTTTAAACCCTTCAGGTCTAGTTGTTAATGTAGGACTTAAACCTGTTTGATCTATTGTTTTATTAAAAGCATTAATTGTGTAACCATCACGTATTTCTTTCATATTTTCTTTTATAGTTTCAACAGCTTGTTTGCCCATGCGTCCATACTCTTCCTTAGCAAAATAACCTGACTCTGACAAATAGTAACTTTCGTCTACGTCTGTTTCTAAGATGCCAACTAGTCGTGTTGTAACATTACACGTAGTATTTATTGGCAACAAATTGGTTAATGTAATGTTCAACAAGGCCCATTTTTTCAATTCCTGCAGTTTTTTCGACATATTGATTGCTCCCTTCTTAGTTTTTCATACAATCACCTCAAATATATTCGAATATGTTTTGTTGCCCATAATTGATATTGTTTTCATCTTTCTTTCTTCCAACGATATAAATTCTTTCTCTGTTTTGCGGCACTCCATAGCATTTAGAGTTGAAAATATCAAAATCTAGTTCATAACCTATTTCATCAAACGCTAACAACATTGTTCGTATCGTATTTCCTTTATCGTGACTAATAAGGCCTTTTACGTTTTCAAAGATGAAATATTTAAGCTCAACATTCTTGACTGCATTAACATAGCTAAAGAACACTGTCCCTCTCGTATCTTCAAAACCTTTTCTTTTGCCTGCAATCGAGAATGATTGACAAGGCGTTCCACCCACGATAATGTCGCACTTACCTTTAAATTGTCGCCAATATTCATCACTAACTTGTGTAATATCACCTATATCTATTTCATTCTCTGTATCGTATATCGCTCTATAACTTTGCTTTGCGAATTTATCTATCTCTGCAAATGCTACACATTCATGACCGTGTCGCTCTAATGCGGAACGGAAACCACCGATGCCACTACATATATCTATAAATTTCATTTTTCCACCAACTCTTCGCATATCTCATCAAACGTTTGAATACCTCTACCATCAGTGATATCCATAATTACGCCATACACATATTGATTGATACTGAACTCTGCTCGGTCTTGCTCGTCTGAAATATGTCCTGTCCCTTGTCTAATGTCAGTACATTGAACATAAATCTTAATATCCTTCTCACTTGCTCTTTTGAGGTGCTGTGCATACCCCATTTCGCAAATTGTTCCTTGTGCATGTGGTAAGTAGTCGAATATCATGACATCGCTTGTTTCCATGCCTAATGTGTCATTAAACACAATACGTTCTGCTAATTTATCTTGCTTAGCATTCGCTTTATCGTTTATATCCTTATCGTCATGTGGTGCGTAGACTTTAAATCCTAATCGTTGTAACTCTTGCTTCTCCCACTCACGACGCATTTGTTGTCCGATACTTAGCATGTCACCACCTAAATAGATCATTGTTCGGCCTCCTTACATTCATAAATGACTATTGAACTTGGGAAAGGCGCACTATTTTTACTATTTCCAAACTTCAAGCGACCTTTTAAAAATCTAATGTCATCTGCTTTATCGAAAATAAAATCGTGCCAGTATGTTGTATCTGTTCTTGCTGGTATCAAACAAACAACCGTTGCACCATTCAAACTTTCTTCGTACGCTTTCTTGATCCATTTTTTTATTTCTCTTCCATAAGGTGGGTTCATGAACACAACATCATTTGACCAATCTTTACTTAAACCGTCATCTTCAATAGTGAAGTATTTACTACACTTAGCATTTTCGTCAGTTGCGCATGGATCTAACGTGAAATTAAATTCTTCATTCAATTCATCAAATAAATATTGCGGTGTAGTCCATTCATTTGATTTACTGCTAAAATGAACACTCATATACCATCACTCCCAATTTTCTATCGCAAATTCAACACTTTGCTTAGCTTTCTTTAAATCTTCTAAACCATTCTTTCTAGGCGCTCTCATTAAGTATTTGAGTGCATTTCCTACGTGATAAAATACTGACGCCGACTTGTACGTCTTACCTACTAATTCGATAATCATTCGTGCTGAGAACTTACCGAACTGATAATGTGGCGGTTCGTTTACCATGTCTTGTCCTTCCTTCATATCCACCTTACGTGTGAAAGGCTCATTCACTTTCACGAAGTCGTCATTGTCAGTAAGTGTAAATTTATAGCCAGCTGCATTCTCTACCTCTGCGTACCAAACTGTTTTTAATAGTATTTCTTTTGCATACACACGATTAACAATTGCGGTTTGCATGGCCGTAATATTCTTAAATGTTGCTTGGAACTGAACAATATTATCTACTTTCAAATCAATTATTCTTACATTTTCCATTCCGCTACCCCCTTACCTTTGGAAATATGTCATTCTCTGATAAGTATCTAAACCACTTACTATTCACTCTGTGCTTAGCAACCTCACGTTCTGCACGTTTAGCCCTAGCAATGCGTTCTTCTCTACGTTTACGTTTCAACGCTCTTTCGTGTCTAAGTTCTGCCTGCTGTATCTCGTACAACTGCTTAGCTGTTAATTGCTTTTCATTTCTTTCGTACATCTGCACCATATTGATATACTCCCTTACCATGTATTAATTCTGGACCACGTAAACCTTCTTTATATCTCTTGCGAACTGTGCTATCAGATACATCAAAATATTTATACACATCACATAATCTGTAACGTTTACCATCTAAATTCACTTTCGGCATGGTGTCACTTCCAATCTGCGTAACTGACACTAACGTCAGTAATGTTTTTGATATTATCCAGTAAGTCGTCAGGGTCATTTTTATATCTATTAGAGTAATGTTCGATATAGTTTTCTCTATCTGCATGTTTGCTTATCCAAATAGGTTGTTCTACTTCGACGGTTAAATCGAATGTGAGTTTTAATGTTTCCTCATGCATGATTTATTCTCCTTCCACAATTTTGATTGCATCTTCCACACTTCTGGCTACGCCATATAAAATATTTTGCGTTTCTGCAAAATTTCTAAATTTCTTTTGTTCAGGTCTTAATCTTCCACTTTCAGTTTTTACTTCGATTGCGATAAACTTGCCATCCGATTTTCTGAAACCGAATGTATCGGGAAAGCCTTTAGGAAGTAATTTGATTATTCTGTTATCTTTTGTCTGTACTTTTCCGGCGTTCGCTCTCCAAAGTCTATGACCACGTTGATTGATTGCTAAGATTATTTCGTTTTGTATTTTTTGTTCCGACACTTGATCACCTCGATAATGTAGACCAAAATGTATACTTAAAATAGCTTCTAACCCTTACTGCTGTAAGGGTTCAATATAATCATGTATACCTAGCAATAAAAAGTTTCTCTATAGAAATATATATACATATATAATCTTTTATATTTTTGTATAGGACTTTTATATACATAGGTATACATGGTATACATAAAAGTATTAAAAACATTGATATATCAATACTTACGGACTATAAAATTATGAAAATAGGTATACATTTAGGTATACATTTTTTAATTTAATCCACGTAAACCTGGATATTTCTCAACTAGTTCAATGCCTAAATAATTAACACCATTAGTCATTCTTTTACTTCGGAATTTCTCTTTTAATTTCTTACCGAATTTATTTTTATCCATTTTGTACTCGTTATTTTCATCTGCCCATTTCTTGTATTCTTCATAAAGTGCTTTTCCTGTCTCTTTAACACCCTCTGCTCTCTTGCACTTTTCTTGAATGAACTGCTCAACAACATCCATTTCAGTACGGTAAGTTTGACCAGCGTCTTTTAACTTCTCTGGTAACTCAAGTCCTTCTCTCATCCACATGTATGCACCTTCTGCCATCCAATTTAAGATTGCAGGTGCTTCTCTTAGTAATTTATACTTGAGATCTTTATCAACTTTTTCTTCAGGTATTTGCACATCAAATGGAATTAATACTAATCGTCTCCAAATACCATCGTCTGTTCCTCTGATGATTGGTTTATGGTTTGTTGAAACCCAAATCTTAAACTTAGGTGTATATTCAAATTCTTCAGCATATAAGAAACGCGCAGTAACTTTATCTCCACCTGTAATTTGTTTGATTAGACCTTCATCAAATCTAAAACCTTCATTAGGTTCAGAACTTGTGACAAATCTTGCTTTACTCAAACGAGCAATATCTGTATTAACGTTGTCGTTTTTCTTTACCATTAATGATTTAGCTTGCATGTTGTTCGAATAATCACCTAATATCTCTGCAATCGTTTCAACGAAGATACTTTTACCATTTCGACCTTTACCGAATAGGATAAACATCACTTGCTCTCTCGTACTTCCAGTTAATGAGTAGCCTAATGCTTTTTGAATGTATCGAATTATTGCTTTATCTCCTGCAAAAATGTCGTTTAAAAAGTCTAACCACACAGAAGGTTGCATTTTCTCACTATAGTCTGTATTAGCAATTTGAGAAAACATTCGATTAATATCGTGCTTATAAAGTTCTCTACTTGTTAAATCAATATAGCCATTTGCAACGTTTAAAAGCATATCGTCTTTATCAAATTCATCAGGTGTAACTGTTTTTCTGTGCATTAATTCGTTCATGATGTTTTTCTTGGACTGTGTACCTCTAGTTTTTTTGTAGTATTTTTGAAAAGCTTCTCTAGCTTCTTCTTCTGTTACATCTTCGCTATGAAGTACCTTTTCGTTTTTGATATTTTCAATCATTTCATCAATGAGTTTCCTAATAGCACCTCTGTCATCAGCTTTCCATTTTTGACCGTCATAAATATAGAATTTATTAGTTATATAACTGTGTTTATATAAATGACCGTATCTATCTATAAAACGATCAGCATTTCCAGTGTCGTCATAGCTACGAATCGGATAATCTTTATCTTTCTTTTCAGCGTCAAATATATGACTAAGTGCATATCTTAATGGATTTTCTTCTTTTTCTTGTTTAGGGGTATAAATGTTATTAACTTCATTGATTGCTTTAAATAATGTTTGCTCACCATAAGTTGAATTTTTACGCTTTTCATCCCATTTATCTCGATATAGATTCGACTGTCTGAAAATACTATCCATTTGTGAATAATCTTTTGCACACCAGAAAGCTAAAATATTAGCGAGTGCCATATCTGCTTCAGAATGAGAAGTATAATAAGGTTCATAATTCCCTTTCATTAAGTCATCGAATAACTTTGCTTGTTTTGAATTGTAAATTTCATTAATAACATCAATTTCTGAAAGGTTATGAATATTTTCTTGATAGTTATTTGTAGTTGGATATTTAATAGTGTTATCTGGTAGGTATTTGTTATAAATAATTTTAAATACTTGTTCTGACACTTCGGTAACGTCTTTGTATTTACCAATATTTTTTCCAGTCATTGTAAAGAAACGACCACTATCGTACATTTCAATATTACCTTTACGTCTGCGATTGCCTGGTATTTTACCTTTAACAATAATGTGTAACCCATTGCCACTTGGGCTGACTTCTGTATAACTCTTGAATGCTTCGTTAAATTCACTGACAATATTATCTAGCTTGTCACCTTGTTTAAATCTATGAAGATCATCATCAATGTCATCAATATCAACGCCGAGATAGGGAGGTTCAAAGAAGAACCCTATCCCATCGACACCTTCGGCATTAACTGCTGTTTCATAACTGGACCATGTACTTTTATCGTTTGATTTAGCGAACTCACCTGTCGCTGCATTAAAAGGTATTTTAGTACGCTTACCGTTTCTATTCTCAAACTTCCATACACACCAGTTATCGAGTTGTTTTAATTCATCTGGAATATTAGAAAGGTAAGTCGTCATCATCGATTTCCGCACCACCTGAGAACTCGTTATTGCTTGGTTTATCATCATCTGATTTCCATTCATGATTCACTTGTGGAAATTTAGTATTTTTAAAATTCCATGGTGCTACTCTATTGACGATTTGTTTTTCACCTTTATATTCATTTTCTTCTTGCTTAACATAAACTCTTACTGGTTTACCTCTGAACATATCTAGTAACTGTTCAAAGCTTTCAATAGGTGTGCCTTCTGGAACGCCGATACCATTTAAGTAGTGCATGAAGTTATCCATTTTATATTTATATTGACCATCGATTGTGCGTTTCCATTCATCAACAAAAATCACTCTATTTGCATATTTAGCTTGTAATTCTGATGTTTTCTTTAAATCGTTTCTTACAACAAGTTGTAATTGTGTTTCTTCTTTTCCATTTTTAGTCGCACGTTCTGTTGCACTTTTAATAACCACTTCGTATTCGCCTTCAGGTAGTGGACTGAAATCATTGCTTTCTAAATTTGAGTAATCTGTAGTAAATAATGCCATAGTATAAAAACTCCTTTTTAATTGTTATATTTTTGTTTGATTGGTTTTAAGTCTGCATATAAGACTGGGAATGGTGCTTGTTTGTAATACGGATGATTAAATTTAATCCATGATTCTTTATAGTTATTCGCTTTTGTATAGAGGTAGTAGTCCTCTAACGTTTCTAAATCCTTTTTATCTTTTAAATCTTTGCTGTATCGTTTGATTGTGTAATCAACTTTAAAAGGCTTGATGTCTGTAAGTTCTGCTTGTTTATGTTCTAACCCTTTCTTTTCTTCTGTTTCATTTTTATGGCCACAATTAGGACATTCATCTAATTCAGAAGCATAGACAGTAAAACATTCAACACACTCGGTTAACTTTGGTGCGTCATTTTCTTTTTTACTACGCTTCTTTTTGTAACCTTTAAAATACTTGTTCCAATCATGTGGCGTATCAGGTAAGCCATGTCTTACATAATTTCCAACATGATCAATAATTAAAGCTTTCTTATTAGGTTGATAACGCATTGAACGCATTGCTTGCTGCATGAATAAAACAAGTGAATCTGTTGGTCTTGCTAAAATCACACATGTACAATCTGGAACATCAAAGCCTTCTGAAATCAAATCAACATTACATAAAACCTTGATAATGCCACTTTTGAAGTTCATCATAATTTCATTTCTTTTAACCGCACTTGTTTTAGCATCAGCATGTTCTGCGTAAATACCAGCATTTCTAAATTGTTCTGCGATATTTTTACTTGCTTCAACACTATGTGCGTAAAGAATAGTTTTTTGACCGTTTGCATACTTTTTATAATTTCCTACAATATCGCCATATATCGCTTTAGGTATCGCTTTATCCATTGATTGCTTTGTAAAGTCACCTGTACTTGATTTCTTTAATTTACTTTCATCTGCAAGTACAACACTCTTGTAATCGTAGTCAGCTAGTTTGTGGTTATTAATTAACCACTCTACTGTTGGACCTTTTACCATTTCATCGTAAATATCTGTAAAACCTCTACCATTAGCACGCCAGGGAGTTGCAGTAAATCCAATTCTTAAAGCGTTAGGAAAATAATCATAAATATCTTTGTAAGTTTTTGCTCTACTATGATGCGTTTCGTCAGTAACAATAATCTTAGGCGGTGTAAGTTCAGACAAAATATTTTTTGCACGTTTTTCTGAAAGAATATCTACATGAGTTAAATCGACACCATGTTTTTTTAAAGTGTTCTCGATTTGATAACTCAATTCTTTACGATGAACAATAAACAGAATGTGACTACCTTTGTTCACAGCTTTTTTTACAACTTCTGCAATCATGACCGATTTACCGCTACCTGGAGGACTTTGAATTAGTACACCAGATTTTTTTAGTAATATATGTCTTGCTTGATTAACGAGATTTTCTTGGTAGTCGTAGAGTTTAAACTCCGTCATCCACATCACCCACTGTGAACAACTCTTCTTGTAAACAATGTTCTCTATTATCTAGTTGATTTTTAGCAAATACATTGTTGCTAGGACTTAATATAAATCCACGTTTGCCTGATTTTTCATTGAAAACTAATCGAGCAACCACTTGGCAAAGTCCTGCGACATTATCACGAATGGTTTTACGAATATCTGGTACTGCTTGAGTAATTTGTTGTCCTGCTGGTGTATAAGATTCGAAGTTTGTTTCCCATGCAATAAATACAAGTCGTTTTCCTAGAGATTGTAGGAAACGCAAACTATCTATTGTGAAGAAGTCTACACGTTGATAGTGGCTCATTTCGGGTACACGCTCATTCTTACCGTTTCGCCCTAGATTAGCGAGCATTGAACGGAATAACTCTGATATGTTGTCGATGACGATTGTGTCGTATTGATCAACTGTTTCTTTATTTTTACTAAGCCATTTCATCAATTCGCCCCACTCTTCCCATGCTTCGTGAGTGTTGAATTCTAAAATGTCGATGTTCTCATTGCCTTTTAAAGGTCGTTCTGATTTATCTACGTTGATATAGAGTGTTTTACCAGGTAAGAAATTTAATGTATGTGTTTTACCTGTGCCAGGTTTTGCATATATGAGATACGTTGATTTATCTGTTGTAATATTTTTTGCGTTTGAAATATTAAACACCTATTTCACCACCAAACTAACTGTCTGTTTAAGTTGTGCGCCTGGAATATCTTTGCCAGCTTTCAAATCGTCTACAAGTTGTTTTGAGTTCAATTTAGGTGCTTGTGATACCCAATACTCCTTAGGTATTTTCGCTTCATCTACAATGTCCTTACTAGGCGCATTTTTACGTTTGTATATATAGTTAGTAGATGTTCTGTAATTGTCTTTTTGTTGTACTTCTAAAGCGTCTTGTAAGTGTTGTTTTAATCTGACGATAAAATTATTTTTTTGTTTCTTCAGTGCTTGAAGTCGTTTAATCTCTTTATCAATTGCGTTTGTATCAGCTTCTACACTTTTAATTAAACCGACCGTATTATCTACTTTTGTATTCATGTCAGCTTGAATGCTATCTAATGTGTCTTGTAAATCTTCGATAGAATAACCTTCGTCCAACATATTAAGTAATTGTTGATGCTTTGTTGATAAGTTATAAAGGTTAGCCATTAGTTAGATCCTCCGTTTCTCTTTCATCTAAATTTCTCTGTAATTGATTAGCTCTTGCATCTGCGTATTTATATAATTCGATATAGAATTTGGTATCATTTCGTAAATCTTCGATATGTTCTTCTAGCGTTTTGTTTCTGCGTTTTAAATGTTTATAGTCATTGCTTAACATTGATAAATCAATGCTATCTTTAAGCAAAATTTCATATTCACTTCTTGAGAGAATAATATTGTCTTGCATAATTACACTCCTTGTAATACGATTAAGTTGAATTTTTATTTTTCTATCTGACTGTTACTCATGGCCGTGAGTTTCAGTCTTTTTTTCTGCGTAATATACATATTCAAAGAATACATATGTGGTCATTCCACTGAATAACGCAAATCCTGCTGCTTTAGTTATCACTAATTCTGATAACATAAGCAGGAAGAATACTGCGTTAAACATCATTCCTGCAATTAAGAACGCTTTATCGTTCATATTTATCTCCCCTTTCCATGAATTTCTTCGAAATGTTCTTCGATGAATTTATTCATCTTTCTTGCGTTAAATCTCCAGCGGTTTAAACTACCGTCTGGATAATGTGCGATACCTTGTTGTTTAAGTAACTTTTCGAATTTTGGATTGAATAATAATCTGTCTTTAATAGTGTCGTCAGAAGACATTTTCAATTTGCGTTTCAATTCTTTTAAGTCCCACACTGGGTCAAGTGAGTAACTTAATAACTCGTTATATTCATCTTTAGCGACCAGTACGTGTGTATCTGGTATTGGAACGGTTACATTTAAAGTTTGCGTCATTTTAGATACTCCTTTCGTGTATAATTGTTTTATCGCCACTGCGTTAGATTGGAGGTGTGATAATGTACATTGATCCTCTAAAAAGTGTTAGGCCGATAATTGATAAAAATTTCTATGAATTAAGAAATGCAGCAATGAGAGCAACTACACCTTCGAGAGAAATCAGACAAGTTATGAATCAAACTATGAAATTTGATTACATTTATAAAGATGTCGGTAAAATTGCAATTCAATTAAAATCAAATAATTTCGATACTTCTAATTTGTTCAAAATTTCTTCAACAAGTATTAATGTTGCTAAAAATTTTAGAAACAATTTATTTTCCGAAAAAATTCTTAATGATTTCATAAGCTCTACTGATTTTCAGAAAAACGAAGTTTTGAAAATTAGTAATCGTTTGAGACAATCTTTTATCAATACTGTCGATGTCTCTTCTTTTAGTGAAACCGTCGATTCTCCCCATCCAATAGATGAGATATATCGCGATTATTACAACGATATATTCAAAGAAGCGCTCAATCATAAGTTCATTTATCCCTCCGCTAAATTTGTAAAAAAAGTTTCAGTAGCATCTGCCTCTGGTGTTACTGGACCGGTTTTACTAAGAACTATTCTCGATCAATATGTGAATTACTTTGTATTTTCTTCAGTAATAGCAATATTGTTCACTTGCTTTCTAATAGCAAATTGTTTTGTTGAAGATGACACTGATGATTAGGTCATTCACACACCTAGCACTTCTAATCTCCTCCGCCAAGATGACGATTAGGAGTGCTATTTTTGAGTATTTAAATAGTTCCATTTCATGTTCTCCTTATTAAGTTGTTTGGTGTCGATTTGTTGACGTTTTGGAAACTACATGTGTAAAAAAAATACCGCACTTATCTTGTGGTAATTCTAACACTTCGATAACTTTTGCTAAATCGTCAACGTTAATTCTAATATGTCCGTTTTCTTTTTTTGAATAAGTGCCTGGAGTCATTTCTAATTTTTCTGCCATCTCTGAAAGAGAAATGCCTTTAGCAATGCGTTCAGCCTTCATTCTTTTAACGTTGAACTCATACATTTTGTCACCTCCTTTTTTTGAAGTTAACTCAATCTTAAACTCTTGTTTCCTAATTGTCAACAATAATCCTGAAAAATATTTTTTACTTTCTCAAAATACTAGTTGTTTCCTATATGGAAAAGTGATAATATATTGTTATAGACAAAACGGAGGTAAAATTAAAATGAGAACTTCAGCAGAAATAGGCAAATTAATCAAACAATTACGTAAAGAGAACAATGTAAATTTAACTGATTTTGCAACTAAAATAGGTGTTAATAAATCTACTTTATCAAGATATGAAAATGGTAGTAGAAAAATACCTATGGAAGATATTGCTGAAATCGCAAACGCATTAAATGTTACCCCTGAAAGTTTATTGTTGAAAGATAAACAACCAGAAACAGAAGTACAACATCGCGCAGCTCATCTTGAAGGAGAATTAACAGACGACGAATGGCAACGTGTGTTAGATTACGCTGAATACATAAGAAGTAAAAGAAAATAAAGGGTGTTTTATGTGGGGAAATATGAGGATATGTTAATTGAACACGACTATATTGAAGTCATTGAATGTGATAACTTACCTAAAAGGTTATCTGGCTTGTGGCTTGGAGATATGATTTTAATTAATCGTAACTTGCCTATTACTTCCAAACTTGAAACACTTGCAGAGGAACTTGCTCATAACGAACTTACATACGGGAATATAATTGATCAAAGTAGTTTTAATCATAGAAAATTTGAAGGTTATGCACGTAAGTTAGCCTATGAAAAATTAGTCCCTCTTAAAGATATTGTAAAAGCATTTTTGCAAGGCATTCATAATTTATATGAACTTGCTAATTTTTTTGAAGTTACAGAAAGTTTTGTCCTACAAAGTATTGAACATTATAAACAAAAATATGGTTATTCCACTCGGTATGGTAAATACGTTATTCAGTTTGAGCCATTACGAGTGTTTGAATATAAAGATATATAGTAAAGGAGAAATGTAGAATGAAAAAGTTTTTATTTTTAATATTTGCAAGTTTATTAGTATTAGGTGCATGTGGACAAGATGAGGATAACTCGAATAAAGATGATAATAAAAAGTCAGAAAGTAAATCAGACAAAAAGTCTAATGATCCAAAGAAAGATAAAAAATTAGAAAACAAAGATAAATCGAACAAAAACGCTAATGATGATAAACAACAAGATAGTTCAGATGATAGTAATAACGATACTGCTAACAACGAATCTGAAAGCACATCTAAAAACGATAATGGGAAAACTCAAAATGCTAACGGTAATAATGAACGTCCACAAGGTAAGACAGTTCAACCAACGCAACAAAACAACCAGCAACAAGCTAACAACAACCAACAACAAAGTAGCAATCAACAATCACAAAATAACAATGATTATATGACACAAGATGAAATTAACGAATGGAATAAAAACAAGCCTACTACACATAACGAGTCGCAAATGGGATATGGACGTGCGGAATATGAAGAGGCGCGTAAAGCAAGCGAACAAGTTTGGGATGACCCTAACGCTCATGTAGGTGGTCCAATTTGGGTAGGTAAAAACGAAGGTTACGACAGTTGGGCTAAAAGACAACAAGAGGTACAAAACACGCCAGCTCAATAATTTTTATGGGTAGTCCTACCTACCCTTATTATTTTTTACCTTTTTTGAGGAGGGATAGCATGCAAACACGATGTTATGACGGTAAAAAATGGCAATATGAATTTAAATATGAGGGTAAGAGATATCGAAAGAAAGGTTTTAGAACGAAACGTGAGGCTAATTCGGCAGGGTTAGATAAGTTAAATGAATTAAAGCAAGGTATTGAATACGAACCTAATTTAACGTTATATGACTATTTCAAAACATGGTGTGAAACATTTAAAAAATCGACTGTAACACCTAAAACATATAAGTCTTACGCTGCGGCCATAGAACATATAAATAACCACCCTATTGGCAAGAAAAAGCTGAAAGACTTATCCAGATATCATTATCAAGATTTTATTAACGAGTTTTCAAAACATCATTCGAAAGAATCTATTAGAAAACTAAACGGTTATATTAGAACATCTTTAGACGACGCAGTATATGAGGGACTTATTGCAAAAAACCCTACTTTTAAAGTGAGTTATAGAGCTAGTAAGCCAAATAAAAGTGAAGATAGTAAATATATCAATCTAAAAGACTATGAATTATTAAAACAGCATTTGATGACTAAAGATAATGCTTCATCGCTTGTACTATTCATCATGATATGTACTGGTTGTCGCATAAGTGGTGCTTTGAATCTAAAACGAGATTATATCAATCAAGTTAAAAGCGAAATTTATATTGATGAGCATAAAACAGATTCGTCTCCTCGTTATGTGTCTATTAGTCAAAAGGATATGAACCATATCATTAAGTCTATTGATCAATTACCTAGAACAATCGACGGTACTATTTTTGGCGAATTAACAAACAATGCGGTTAATAAACGTTTAAAAGTATATTGCAACAATCTAGGTATCAAAGAGATTACTTCGCATGCACTACGTCACACTCACTGTTCATATTTATTAGCCAAAGGCATTTCTATATATTACATTTCGAAAAGGCTAGGACACAAAAATATATCTGTAACCACAGAAGTTTATTCACATTTACTTGAAGAAACTTATAAAGAAGAAGATGAAAAAGCAACACAGATTATAAGTGCAATGTGA